ATCCGATTTGCAGGGGGTGATCATGAACGAGGACGCCACCCGGGCCGAGCTGCAACGCCTCGGAGTGATGGACCGTCACCCCGGGCTCTCTGAGCTGGCACTTTCCCTCGCTCGGTCGGCTGATACGGCCGAGGCACCTACCGCTCTTGCGGCCGTCGCGGCCCAGCTCCGGGCGGTCATGAGAGACCTTTGCAGTTTGGCAACTCCGGCCGAGGAGGGGGACGCGCTCGATGACCTTGCTGCTCGACGCTCCAGGCGCCGCGGCGCCTGACCCTCTCGGCCACCAGCACCCTCGCCTGACGACCGTGCCCGCCACTCGGCTGTCGTCGTCCGGGCAGGAGGCCGTCGAGCTGGCGGCGCTCGCCGGGCTGAAGCTCGACCCGTGGCAGCAGCACGTCCTCGACTTCGGTCTTGCCGAGCGGGCCGACGGCAGCTGGGCCGCGTTCGAGGTCGCCGTGAACGTCCCGCGCCAGAACGGCAAGGGCGGGATCATCGAGGCCCGGCAGCTGGCGGGGCTGTTCCTCCTCGGCGAGAAGCTGATCCTGCACAGCGCCCACGAGTTCAAGACGTCGATCGTCGCGTTCAAGCGGGTCGAGCAGCTCATCATGGGATGCCCTGACCTGCGGAAACGCGTCCTCCGCGTGAGGCGGACGACCGGCGAGGAAGCGATCGAGCTGGTCACCGGGCAGACGCTCCGGTTCCTGGCGCGCTCCGGCGGCAGCGGTCGAGGCTTCACCGGTGACTGCAACATCCTCGACGAGGCGATGATCCTCGGGGACGACGCCATGGGCGCGCTCATGCCGACCATGTCCGCGGTGCCCAACCCGCAGATCTGGTACCTGGGCAGTGCGGGCATCGGCGCCCCGTCGGTGCAGCTTGGCCGGCTGCGCGCCCGTGCGCTGGCCGCTGCGGAGTCCGGGGAGCCTGACCCGTCCCTCGCCTACTTCGAGTGGTCGGTCGACCCGCACAGGGCCGAGTGCAGCCCCGGCTGTATGGCGCACGCCAACCCGGACGACCTGGCTGCGTGGGCCGTCGCGAACCCGGCGCTCGGGATCCGGATCACAGCTGAGCACGTCCGCAACGAGCGTCTGTCGATGGGCTCCGGCGGCATCTTCGAACGCGAGCGTCTCGGCGTGGGCACGTACCCGGTCGACGGGGCCGAGACGTGGCAGGTCATCGGCGAGGACGCGTGGCGGGCCCTGGCCGACGCCAAGAGCCAGCCCGAGGGCGACCTCGCCATGGCCATCGACGCGACCCCCGAGCGGGACTACGCGACGATCGCGGTGGCCGGGTCCTGGCGGGGCGGTACCCACGTCGAGGTCATCGCCCACCAGCCCGGCATGGGCTGGGTGGTCGAGAAGGCCAAGGCCCTGCACGAGCGGCACAAGCCGCGGTGCTGGGTCGTCGACGGCGGCGGCCCGGCCGGCTCCCTGATCCAGGACCTCGCCGACGCGCTCGGCGTCGAGGTCGTCCAGCCGAAGGCCCGGCAGATCGCCGGCGCCACCGGCCAGTTCTACGACGCGGTGGCCGAGCAGTCCATCAGCCACCTCGACCAGGCCCCGCTGGCGGTGGCCCTGGCCGGCGCGCAGAAGCGTCCGCTGGGCGACGCCTGGGCATGGGCCCGGCGCGGTGCTGGCGTGGACATCAGCCCGCTGGTGGCGGCGACCCTGGCCCGCTGGGGCCTGACGGCCGAGGTCGAGGCGCAGCCGAACCGGAACATCCTGAGCAACGTGTGGTGAGAGGGGAATCGGCATGAGCTGGTGGTGGCCCTTCCGCCGCAGGCAGCAGCAACGCGCGATCACGTACCAGGACATCTGGGGGTCCGGCGGCGACCCTGCCGTACTGCGGGGTAGCTCGCAGGAGCGGGCACTGCGCCTGGCCCCCGTGTACGCGGCCACACGGCTGCTGGCGGACTCCGTGGCGTCCCTTCCCATGAAGTCCTACCTGGTCTCCGGAGAGCAGCGCCTGCCGTCTCCTCTGCCCGCCCTGTTCCGGAAGCCGGCCGCGGTCGGCTCCCGGTACGACTGGCTGCACCGCGCGGTCACGTCGCTGACGCTGCGGGGTAACGCCTACGGGCTGATCGTCGCCACGGACGCCGCGGGCTGGCCGTCGCAGATCGAGTGGCTGCACCCCGACGACGTGACGCTCGAGGACAACTTCGCGGCGGTCCCGGTCTGGTACTACAAGGGCCGGCGCCTGGACGACGGGCAGATGTTCCACATCCCGGCGTACACACTGGCCGGGCAGATCCTCGGCCTGTCGCCGATCGCGTACTTCGCCACCACGACGGAGACGGGGCTGCTGGCCCAGGGGTTCGGCCGGGACTGGTTCGCCAACGGGTCCACCCCGTCGGCGGTCCTGGAGACCGACATGGAGGTCTCGAAGGAGGCCGCGGACATCCTGAAGGCCCGGTTCAAGGAAGCGGCCACCGAGCGCGATGTAGTCGCGCTGGGCGGCGGCGTGAAGTACCGGCCGATCTCGGTACCGGCCGAGGAGTCCCAGTTCCTGGAGACGATCAAGGCCACGGCCAACCAGATCGCCGCGATCTACGGTGTCCCGCCCGAGAAGGTCGGCGGCGAGACCGGCGGGTCCCTGACCTACAACACGGTCGAGCAGAACAGCATCGACCTCCTCACGTGGACGGTCCGCCCGTGGCTGGCCCGTCTGGAGATGGCGTTCTCCCTGCTCCGGCCGCCGGTCGAGGAGGTCACGTTCAACGCCGACGCGATGATCCGCACCGACCTGAAGACCCGGTACGAGGCTCACGGTATGGCGCTCGACCAGGGGTGGCGCAACCGGGATGAGGTCCGCGCCATCGAGAACGAGGCGCCGCTGCCCGGCGGCCTGGGGCAGACGTACCTGCCGCTGTCGTCGGCGATGTCCGTCAGCCTCGACCCCGAGCAGGCCAACGCCCGCAACATCGTCGAGATGATCCAGAAGGTCGGCTCGGGCGTGGGCGTCATGCTCACCGCCGACGAGGCGCGCACGATCCTAAACTCCGCCGGCGCCAGACTCACCGGCCACTACCAGCCACCCCCGCCCCCGGAGGGACAACCATGACCGAGCAAGAGCGTCGGTTCACGCGCGGCCTCGTGGAGGTCCGGGCGGTCGGCGACAGCAGGACGATCGGCGGCTACGCCGCGAAGTACAACGCCCTGTCGCGGAACCTGGGCGGGTTCGTCGAACGCATCGACCCCGGGTTCTTCGCCAAGAGCGAGGGCGACGGCTGGCCCGAGGTGCTGGCCCGCTACAACCACGACGACAACCGCCTGCTCGGCACCTCGGAGGCGGGGACGCTGCGGCTGGCCACGGACGGCACCGGCCTGGACTACAGCGTGGACGTGCCCGCTTCCCGCGAGGACGTGTACGAGCTGGTCCAGCGCGGTGACGTCCGCCGCAGCTCGTTCGCGTTCTACACCTTCGCCGACGACTGGGGCATGACCGAGCAGGGGTTCCCCGTGCGGACGCTGCTGTCCGGGCAGCTGGTCGACGTGGCCCCGGTCAACACGCCCGCGTACCTGGACACCTCGACCGGGCTGCGGTCCCTCGCCGACAAGGCAGGCGCCGAGCTCGAGGAGATCCGCGCGGCCGCCGAGGCCGGCGACCTGCAGCAGTTCCTGGCGAGGCCGAAGCACCAGGTCGTCATCGACGTGAAGCCGGACCCGGCGGCGCTGGTACAGGCTGTCCGCCAGACCACCCCGGAAACTCCGCAGGACGGGCAGGGCGAACCCCACCCGCTCCTCGCGGTACGGCAGCGGCGCGCCGAGCTCATGCAGCGCCGCACCTTCTGAGGCAGGGCGACACCCACCTCGACACCCCAACCCACCAGACACCCCGGCAGCAGGCCGCGGGTGTCGTCGTCTTGCCCAGGAGGGCACAGTGAGCAGGTTCATCCAGCAGATCCAGGAGCGGCGCAACGCTGCCTGGGAGCAGGCCAAGGCGCTGCTTGACGCGGCCGAGGCCGAGAAGCGCGACCTCACCGCCGAGGAAGAGCAGACCTACCAGCGCATCAACAGCGAGATCGACCAGATCGACCTGCGCGTGAAGGACATGGTCGACGCCGAGCAGCGCGCCAAGGACGCCGAGGCTGCGTTCTCCGGGCTGCTGGCCAAGCCCCAGTCCGGCCCGGCCGGCGGCGACAAGAAGGACAGCGACCTGCGGCGCTGGGCGCGCGGCGAGATGCGCAGCATTGACATCGCCGTCCCCACCGGCGCCAGCTTCCGTGACCTGACCAAGGGCACCGCGACCGCGGGCGGCAACACCGTCCCCACCACGTTCTACGGCCAGCTCATGGCCCACCTCATCGAGGTGTCCGGCGTGATGATGGCCGGCCCGACCGTCCTCAACACCAGCTCCGGCGAGACCATCGAGGTGCCGGTCACCACCGCGCACTCCTCGGCGGCGCTGACCTCCGAGGCGGCGGCCATCACCGAGTCCGACCCGGCGTTCGCGAAGCGGAGCCTGGGCGCCTACAAGTACGGCGTCCTGCTGCAGGCCTCGTCCGAGCTGCTGTCCGACACGGGCGTGGACCTCGAGGGCTACCTCGCCATGCAGGCGGGCCGCGCGCTGGGCAACGCGTTCGGCGTCCACGCGATCACCGGTGACGGGTCGTCCAAGCCGACCGGCATCGTCACCTCCGCGTCGACCGGCGTGACCGGCGGCACCGGTGTGGCGGGCGCGTTCACCGCGGACAACCTGATCGACCTGTACTTCAGCGTCATCGCCCCGTACCGCAACAGCACGTCCTGCGGCTGGATGATGCGCGACGCCACCCTCGGCGCCGTGCGGAAGCTGAAGGACTCGCAGAACCAGTACCTGTGGCAGCCGTCCATCCAGGTCGGCGCCCCGGACACGCTGCTGGGCAAGCCTGTGTACACCGACCCGAACGTGGCCGCCGTCGCGACCACGGCGAAGTCCGTGATCTTCGGTGACTTCTCCGCGTACTTCGTCCGCATGGCGGGCGGCGTCCGGTTCGAGCGCTCCGACGACTACGCGTTCAACTCCGACCTGACGACCTTCCGGGCGATCATCCGCGCGGACGGCCTGACCGTCGACCAGACCGGCGCGCTGAAGGTGTTCGCCGGCGCCGCGACCTGATCCATCCCCTGGGGGCGGCGCCGTCTGGCGCTGCCCCCACCTCACCGGAACGGAGAACACCATGCGCGTGCGCATGAAGACTGCCCTGTCCGGGACCCGCGACGGCGTTCCCTGGCCCCCGGCCGGCGACAGCGTCGACCTCCCCGACGAGGAGGCCGCCCACCTCGTCGCCGCCGGCCTGGCCGTCGAACTGGACGGCGACGACGAGACCCCGGCGGAGGAGTCCGCGACGCCGCCCGACACTGCGGAGAAGGCAGTACCCGGCCGACGCCGGGGACCGGCCACGAAGCCCGGCAAGTAAGGCGGTCCCCATGGCGCTGCTGACTCTGGCCGAGGCCAAGGCCCAGCTCAACATCGAGAGCACCGACCACGACACCGAGCTGACCGGGTACATCAACGCCCTCACGGCGAGCATCGAGCGCCATGTCGGACCCGTCGAGAACCGGTCGGTGGCCGAGGTCCTGGAGGGCCGGTCCCCGACCCTGTGCCTCACAAGCGTGCCCGCGGTGTCGCTCACGTCGATCGTGCCGGTCCTGACCAGTGGGCAGGCGGTCGACGTCAGCAGCGTGCACCTCGACGGCGCCAAGGGCATCGTCCGCCGCCTCGACGGCGGCACGTTCCGCGGCGGCCTGTGGACTGTGACGTACACGGCCGGCCGGGGCGGAATCCCGGCGACGATCCGGACCGCGGCGCTCATTCTGCTGCAGCACCTGTGGCGGACGCAGTACGGGGCGGCGCGCGGCGCCGGCCGGGCTGACGACTTCGACGTGAACGAGCCGGCGCCCGGCTGGGGCTACGCCATCCCGAACCGGGTCCTGCAGCTGCTAGATCCGTACAAGGTTCCGCCGGCGGTGGCGTGATGGCCACCTCAGCGGCACCGGCTGCCGTCGATGCCCTGCTCGCGATCCTGCGGGCCGCGCCCGGTCTGGGCGGCGTGCGGGTCATCGATGGCCCGCCCTCGAACAACATGACCGAGCAGCACCGGGTGTACGTCGGCTGGTCGCCGGGCGGCGAGCAGGCGGTCGACATTCAGCAGTCCTTCGCTTCCGCGGGCGCCAGGCGGCGGGACGAGGAAGGGCTGATCTCCTGCTACGCCGAGACCCGGGCCGGCGACAAGGACATGTCTCTGCGGCGGGTCCGGGCCTTCGGAATCGTGGCCGCCGTCGAGGAAGCACTGCGCGCCACGGACGCATCGCCCGAGGCGCCGACCCTGAACGGCACGGTCCTGTGGTCGCAGCTGACCACCGGGTCCCTCACACAGGAGTCCTCGGACACCGAGGCCCTGGCCGGCCTGGTCTTCACCGTGGCGTACCACGCCCGTATCTGACCCACCCCACCCCTGAGGAGTTAGCGATGGCGCGAGTGCGCTACATCGGCCCGGAGCCGGTCACCGTGCCGGAGCTCGGCGGCCGTGAGATCCAGCCGGACGAGACGGTCGAGGTACCGGACGCCCGGTTCGACGGCTACGTCTGCCAGACCACGACGTGGGAGCCGGTCGAGGAACCAGGCGCCGCGAAGAAGACCGCGGCCAAGTCCGCAGCGAAGGAGGGCTGATCCATGGCGATCGGATCCGGGCTCGGCGCACAGATCGGCATCGCGGCCGAGTCGACCTACGCCACGTTCGTGGCCCCGACCAGGTTCGTCGAGTTCACGAAGGAATCGCTGGTCGAGAAGAAGACCACCGCGACGAGCAGCGGCATCGCGGCCGGGCGGCTGATGGCGCTGTCCTCGCGGCGTGTGGTGACGCAGCGAGAGGTGACCGGCTCGCTGGAGCTGGAGGTGGTCAACAAGGGCATGGGCATCCTGCTGCAGGCCCTGATGGGGACCACGGTGACCCCGGTGCAGCAGGCCGTGACAACGGCCTACCTGCAGACCCACACCCTGGCGGACACGTGGGGCAAGTCCCTGACGATCCAGAAGGGGATGCCGCTCACCACGGGCACCGTCACCGACAAGACCATGCTCGGCTGCAAGATCGTGTCGGCGGAGTTCTCGTGCGAGGTCGGCGGCATGCTGACGTCCACGTTCGAGATCGACGGCCGAGCCTGTGACGAGACGCAGACCCTGGCGGCGGCGTCGTACTCCAACATGTCGCCGTTCCACTTCGGGCAGCTCGCGGTCAAGAGCGGCAGCTTCGGCGCGGAGACGGCGCTGGACGGCGTCCGCAAGGTCAGCGTCAAGATCGAACGCCCGCAGGCGGTCGACCGGTTCTACGCCAACAGCTCGGCCCTGAAGGCGCAGCCGATCTCGAACGACCTGGTGAAGATCACCGGTTCGCTGGAGATGGACTACGTCGCCACCACTGTCGACGACCTCCACACCAGCGACGGAGCGACCAGCCTGGTGGTCGAGTTCGTCGGCCCGCTCATCGCGAGCACCTACTACGAGACGTTCCGGATCAAGCTGCCTGCGATCAAGGTGGACGACGCGCCGCCGACCGTCGACGGCTACGGCGTGGTCAAGCCGACGTTCAACTTCACCGCCCTGTTCGACGGGACCAACCAGGTCGCCATCGAGTACATGAGCACCGACACGACCGTCTGACGGAGGGGTTCCCATGGCCGTCGGCTCCGTCCAGATCACCGGCACCGGACAGCTCCTCGACCTGTCCCGCCGGCTGCACGCGGCCGGCGGCCCGCGGCTCAAGCAGAACATGCAGCGCCGTATCCGCCGCGCAGCCGAACCGCTGCGCACCGACATGCAGCGCACCATCCGCGATCTGCCGATCAGGGCGGAGCCCCGCAAGCCGGGGAACCGGGGCGGCGCGTCACCGACCACCCGGCCGCTGCGGGCGACGATCGCCGAGGCTGTCCGTATCTCGGTCCGCACCGCGGGCAATCCCGGCGCCCGTGTCTGGGTCGACCGATCCGCCCTGCCGTCCGACCTCAAGACGATGCCGTGGGTCATGAACAACGCGAACGGCCGAATCCGACACAAGGTGTTCGGCAACCGAAAGCGCTGGGCCAACAACTGGACCACCCCGCTGTGGTGGGACAAGACCGTCCAACAGCACACCCCGCGCATGCGCGCCGAGGTCGCCCGCATCCTCGACGACGTCCGCAGCCAGATCACCTAGGAGCAACCGTTGATCATCGTCTTCACCCCTGCCGGCGGCGAGCCGGAGCACTACGACGCCCGGTCGCTGAAGGTGTCCGAGGCGTCGATCGTGTCCCGGACCATCGACCAGCCCTGGGACCAGGTCAAGGCGGGGCTGCCCAACGAGGACCTGGACGCCATGCGCGGAATCGTCTGGGTCATCAAGAAGCGCAGCCAGCCCTCTCTCAGGTTCGGCGAGTTCGACCCGGGCGTCGAGGAGATGGTCACCCGGTACGACAAGGCCGAGATCGAGAACTGGGTGACCAACGCGGTCGCGATCGCCCGCAGCGAAGGACTGGACGAGGCGCAGACTCGCGAGGGCCTGGCCAAGGTCCCGGACGCAGCAGCCGACCCGGCCCACGCCGAGGCCACCATCGAGCGGATCCTGTCCGACCCAAAAGAGTCGGAGCGCCCGAGCCCGTCGGCGAGCGAGACCCCCGAGACCTCGTCGACCTGAGAGACCAGTACCTCGGCCTGTTCGCGCACCTCCTCCACATTCCGCCGGCCGCCGTCGACGAGCTGCTCGTCGAGGACTTCCAGCGGCTCGTCTCCTGGATCGACCGGCACCAGGCCCAGCAATCCGGAGGTGAGTGATGGCCACCCTGAACTTCCTGCTCTCCGGGCAGGACCACCTGTCTCGCGTGTTCGACCGTGCCGGCGACGCGGCGACCCGGCTGCACCGCCGGATCAGCGCCGCAACGACCAACAGCAGCACGGCGATCAACCGGTTCCAGCGTGACGCCGCGACGCGCCTGGCTGCGCTCGACGGCTCGGCGCACGACAGCGGGAAGGCCATCGACACGCTGAAGGGCGCGGTGCTCTCGCTGGCGCCCGCGGCCATCCCTGCCGCTGCCGCACTGGCACCGGTCGCTGCCGGGGCTGGAGCGGCGGCGCTCGCCGTAGCGGCCTTCGGCGCGGCGCTCGGCCCGCAGATCGCGGCGCTCGGCGAGGCATCGGAAGCGGAGAAGAAGTACAGCGACGCGGTCGAGGAGTCCGGCGCCACGTCGGACGAGGCGGTCAAGGCACAGGTCGCCTACGCCAAAGCCATGGCCAAGCTGCCGCCGGCGACCCGGCAGGCGGCGGCCGCGCTGTCCGTCCTGAAGGACGAGTACAAGGGGTGGAGCGAGTCCCTCGCCGAGGACACCATGACCCCGGTCACCAAGGGCATGGCGCTGCTGTCCGGGCTCCTGCCCAAGCTGACCCCCATGGTCCGCGGCGCCGCCGAGCAGTTCGACCGCCTCGTGACGATCGCAGCCGGCGGCATGCAGACCGCTGGGTTCGACGGGTTCATGGGGCGGATCGAGCGGTTCACGACCGGCACCCTGCGCCGCGCCAACGACGCCCTGATCCATTTCATGCGCACCGCTGACACCGGGAAGGTGTCCGGCGGGCTGGCCGAGTTCATGGACTACGCCCGTGCGCAGGGCCCCCTCGTCGCCGACACGCTGCGGAACGTGGGCACGGCGCTGACGAACCTCCTCACCGGTGCGTCCGGTGTCGGCGTCAGCATGCTCGAGGTCGTCAACACCCTGTCCAAGATCGTGGCGGCCGTCCCGCCTGGGGCGATCTCCGCGCTGCTGCAGCTGACCATCGCACTCAAGGCCGTGCGCCTGGCAGCGATCGGCATGGCCGCAGGCAAGGCTGCGATGGCCGCGTTCGGCGCCCAGATCCTGGCCATGCAGACCGCAGCGGCAGGGACCACCGGCCGCATGGCCGCGCTCACCGCGTCGTTCGGCGCGCTGTCGCGCGGTGCGAAGCTGGCGCTGGTCGGCTCCGGTATCGGCCTGCTCGTCATCGCCCTGACCGAGCTGTCACAGATGGGCAAGGCCGCGCCGGCTGATGTCGACAAGATGACGTCCGCGGTGGCCCGGCTCGGCAAGACGGGCAAGCTCAGTGGTGAGGCCGCGCGGGTGATGGGCGCCGACTTCGGCGAGCTGGAGAAGAGTCTCCGTACCCTGGCCCGCCCGTCGAATCTCGACAAGACGCAGCAGTGGCTGACGCAGCTCATCGGCATGGACTCCACCCCGGTGAAGGACGCCAAGGAGAACGTCGGGGCGCTCGACGAAGCGCTCGCAGGCCTGGTGAAGAACGGGAGCCCGGAGCTCGCGGAGGCGGCGCTCAGGCGGGTCGCTGCCGGGTTCAAGGGCATGACCGAGGCGGAGCTGCGGGAGAAGCTCACCGGCTACAAGGACTCTCTCGCCGACATGGCGTTCCAGGCCGAGCTCGTCGCCGAGTCGATGGGGCTGTTCGGCCGGCAGGCGCAGCAGACCAAGACCAAGCTGGACGCCCAGAAGGCCAGCGCCGACGGACTGCGGCAGGCGATCTTTGCGCTGAACAACGTCAACCGTGAGGCCATCGGCGCCATGTCCGGGTTCGAGGCCGCGATCGACGCCGCGACGAAGGCCGCACAGGAGAACGGCCGGTCGCTGAAGTTCGTCAACGGCGAGCTCGACCTCAACGACGAGAAGGCCCGGAACAACGAGGCCGCGCTGCGCGACCTGGCCGCGAAGACCGAGGAAGCCGCCGCGGCCGCGCGGGAACAGGGCAAGTCGTGGCAGTACGTCAACGGCATCATGGACCGCGGTCGGGGCTCCCTGATCAAGGTCGCGATGCAGATGGGTCTCAACCGGGAGCAGGCCAAGCAGCTCGCCGACCAGATCCTGAAGACGCCGGACAAGACCGCGCGGCTGAAGGGCAACCTCGACGACCTGCAAGGGAAGCTGAACTCGGCGAAGGCCCAGCTGGGCCGGGTGCCGGATTCACGGAAGGCCGCGATCCGCGCGACCATCGCAGACCTCACCAGCAAAGTCGCTCAAGCCCGGCGGGCGCTGGACGCCCTCGAAGGCAAGACGTCGACGACGTACATCCGGACGGTCTACTCGCCGCCCGGGCACAACGGTCCCGGCGGATTCCCCAAGTACGCCAAGGGCGGCAGGCCGTCGGCCGGCTGGGCGCTCGTGGGTGAAGAGGGGCCCGAGCTGGTGCGGTTCAAGGGCGGCGAGCAGGTCTATGACCATCGCACCTCGATGCGCATGGCGGCGCCCGCTGCGGGCCTGCCGGTCAGCGACGGCGTCCGTGGCGGTGGTGGCGGTGCCGGGTCCGTCGTGCCTGTCCAGATCACGGTGAACGGCGCCCTCGACCCGGTGGCCGTGGCTCAGCAGATTCGCACCGTCATGCTCAGGGTCCAGCGGACCATGGGCCTCCCGGAGGGGGTGATCATGCAGTGACGCTGCTCATCGAGACTGCGTTCGGGTACGCGCCGACGGCGACGAGCGTGACGTGGACCGACATCACACAGTGGGTCGATCTGCGGCAGGCAATCCGGATCAGCCGCGGCGCCGGGGACGAGCTGTCGCAGACGCAGGCCGGGACGCTCGGCATGACGCTGGACAACTCCGATGGGCGGTTCACGGCGGGCAACGCGTCCAGCCCGTACTACCCGTACATTCGGCCGGGCTGCCCCATCCGCGTCAGCAAGACCGTGAACGGCGTCACGTACCGCCGGTTCTACGGGCTGGTCACCGACTGGAATCAGGGCTGGACTGGGCTGCAGGACACCGTCCGGATCGGCGCCGCCGACCTGTTCAACCTGCTGTCCGGCGACGACGCGCTGCAGGCCCTCCTCGTCGAGGAGATCCTGCAGCTCGACCCGCTGGCCTACTACCCGTTGTCCGAGCCGTCTGAGGCCACGTCGGCGGGCGACATCGCCGGCGCTGGCGCGGGGGCACTGTCCATCGCGCAGGCGCTGACAGGCGGGACGCTCGCGTTCGGCGAGGGGACCGGCCCGCCGGCCGACGGCCTGACCACACCGCTGTTCACCCCAGTGTCCGCGACCTCCGGCAAGTACCTGTCCGGCGACATGGGTGTGCAGTTCGCCGACGCCGTGTCGAACTACTACATGATCCTGGAGTGCTGGTTCAGCACGTCCACGGCAGGCCGCGTGATCTTCAGCCTGCGGTCCGACAGCAACCAGTTCCAGATCATCTTCAGCCTGCAGTCCGGGACCGGCGACCTGGTCGTGCAGTGGACCCGCACCGGCGGCCCGCTGTCCGGGTTCTCCAGCGTCACCATCCCCACCGGGAATCTGGCCGACGGCGCCCAGCACCACATCGTCTACGACGAGGTCCTGTCCCGCTTCTACATCGACGGCTCGGGGCCGACGACCGCGTTCGTCGACACCATGAACGGGCTGCGGCACCTCACCGTCGGCGGCTACGCCAACGACCGGCTGTGGAACGGGACCATCAGCCACCTGGCGATGCACGCCCCGGCGTCACCGCCGGCGACGTCCGTGTACACCGCGCACTACACCGCCGGGACGACCGGGTTCTCTGGCGAGGACGCCGACACCCGCGTGCTGCGGCTCGCTGGGTACGCGGGTATCGCCGCGGTGGCCGCGTCCGGGGACTTCAGCCCGGTCGCGTCGCAGGGCGAGGGCGGGCAGACCGCGCTGGAGATGATGCGGCAGGTCGAGGCCACCGAGGGCGGGAAGCTCGCCACCGACCGCGGCTCGGCCAGCCTCATGTTCCAGGCCCGGTCGGTCCGCTACAACCCGACCTCCGCCCTGTCCATCGCCTACGCCGACCTGGAGACCGGCGACGTCGAGGCGACGACCGACACCCAGAAGCTGGTCAACACCGTCACCGGCAGCCGGCCGAACGGCGCGACACAGCGGGTGGCCAGCAACAGCAGCCGCGAGGCGTTCGGCCCCCGCCGGCAGGAACTCAACCTGCTGAAGCTGACCGACCTGGAGGTCCTCGACGCTGCGTACTGGCTGGTGTCCCGATATGCAGACCCGCAGCCGGAGATCCGGCAGCTACCCGTCCAGGCGTACAGCCTCCCCGACGCCACGTTCCAGGCGCTGCTGGCCGCGGACATCAGCACCGTGTTCACGATCACGGGGCTGCCATCGACCGCGCCGGCGCCGACGGCCACGGTCACCGTCGAGGGCTACGTCGAGACGATCGGCCAGTCCTCCCACCTGCTCAACTTCCACACCAGCAGGACGAACACCGACACCGTCTGGATCTTGGACGACTCCACCTACTCCGTGCTCGGGTCGACGACCCGGCTCGCCTACTGAGAGGAGCACCGTGGCGAATCCTGTGGTGCGCGCGGAGGCGTTCTACGCCCCGCCCCCCGAACTGGAGCCCGACGCCTGGGACCTGGTGCCGCCCGCCGAGCGGGTGTGGCGGTGGGTCGAGTACCGGCAGCAGCGCCGCGTCGTCCCGCCGGAGGGGTTCCTCCTCGGCGAATCGGTGTGGGCTGGGATCAACCACAACCGGTGGGTCGTCGACTGCCCGTGCGGCTCCGCGCAGGTGGTCACGCCTGACGACCCGCGGTTCGCGTGCACCGAGTGCGGCTACGGCTGGGTCACGGTGACGTTCCCCGATGACGTGGCTGGCGCGGAGGACGCCATCACCGCCGAGCTGCCGCACCTGCGGAACTGGACCAACCCGGCCATCCCGCGGCCGGCGTCTGTTCTCCCGCCGCCGCCTCCCAAGCGGCTGCCCCCGCCCGGACCGGAGGTATCCCCGTGACGTTCGCTCCCCGTACCTGGGTGGTCGGCGAGGTGGTCACCGCGGCCCTGATGAATCAGGAGATCCGCGACCAGTTCAACTCGGCCTTCGCCGCCTGGTCGTCGTACACGCCGACGTGGACGGCATCGACCACGAACCCGGTGATCGGCAACGGCACGCTGACCGGCCTCTACATGAAGGTCGGCAGGGTCTGTCACGTCCACGTCGAGATGACCGCAGGCTCGACCACCACCTACGGCTCCGGCTCGTGGTCGTTCAGCCTGCCCGCCGCGTCGACCACGTCGCCCGGCATCCGGATCGGGACAGCTCAGGCATCCGGCTCGATCCGCGCGGCCGGCCACACAACGGTCAACAGCTCGTCGAGCGCGTTCGGCCTCTGGTTCCCCGCCACCACCGCCGTGTCCAACCTGTCCGCGTGCACGCCCACCGTGCCGTTCACCTGGGCGAACACCAACATCCTGCGCTGCAGCCTGGTGTACGAGACCGCCAC